CCCCTGGTCGCCCGACCCGGAGGTGACCATCGGTGGCGGGCAGATCCAGATCACCCGCACGCCGCCGTCCGCGCCCGGCAGGCGCCTGGGTGCGCTCGAGGCGTCACACCTGACCGCGCTGACGGCGATCGGCCGCCACGACAAGCCGGACGGCCTGCTGGTGCTGTACCTGGCCCGCCAGCTGGATGACGGGCAGGCCGGCACCGCGGTGGCCGCCATCTCCGGTCGGCTGATGTCCGCGGCACAGGTGGCGTACGCGGGCGCGCCGCCGGAGCCCGGCGAGCTGGACCGGCTGCGGGCGCGGCGCGCGCAGCGGATCGCTGCCCTGTCGGGGATGGACGAAGGCGCCGGCGATGCCTAGCTGGTCGTGTACACGGCACAGCTCGGCGTGTACACGCTGATGCCCAGCACGACGGCCACGCCGTTCGACGGGCAGGACGTCGCCCTGTCCCTGACCGACCCCGACATGATCAAGCCGGCCTATCTGTGGATCCCTGACCGGGCCGGATCGTACGGGCAGGACGTGATCGACCTGGCCGTCATGGCAGGCATGACGTTCGACCCCGAACAGGTGCTGTGCATTGACGCCATCGCCAGCCACGACCGGTACGGCAACTGGACGGCACCCGAGGTCGCGATCATCGAACCGCGGCAGAACGGCAAGACGATGAACGTCGTCCTACCGCTCACGCTGTGGGATCTGTTCGAAGGCCCGGTCACGTCCGAGGTCGACGAAATGATGCACACCGCGCACCGCTTCAAGACGTCCAACAAGACGTTCGAGCGGATGAAAAGCCTCATTGACGGCTGCTATGACCTGCGCCGCGAGGTCAAGAAAATCAGCGAATCGCACGGTGACGAATCCATCGAACTGACCAACGGCGCCATGCTGATGTTCCTGGCCCGGTCCGACGTCGGCGGCCGTGGGCTGGGCGGCAAGCGGGTCGACCTGGACGAAGGCTTCGCCGTCCAGTCCGGCCAGCTGGGCGCCGTGGCCCCCACCATGCTCGCCCGGTCCAACTCCCAGCTGGTGTGGTCGTCGTCGGCCGGCCTGGCCCGCTCCGGGCCGCTGCGCGAGATCCGCGACCGCGGCCGCGCCGGGGGCGATGCTGACCTGATCTACATCGAGTTCACCGCGTCCGGCAGCTGGGACAAGCCCGGCTGTGCCCAGGGCATCCGCTGCAGCCACCACCGCAGCGTCGCCGGCTGCGCCCTGGACCGACCCGAGCACCAGGCGGTGGCCAACCCGGCGATGCGGCACGGCCGGATCCAGCCCCGGAAGATCCAGATGATGCGCAAGACGATGACCCCGCTCGAGTTCGGCCGCGAGATCCTGGGGTGGTGGGACCCGGCCGAAGAGGACGACGTCGTCCCGATCGAGCTCGAGAAGTGGAACGCCTGCGCGGATGAGGGCAGCCAGATCGTCGGCCCCGTCGCCATCGTCTTCGACGTCTCCCCCGACCGGCGCACCGCCGCCGTCGGGGTCGCCGGTCACACCGCGGCCGGCGCCATCCACGGCGAGCTGGCCACGTACTTCCGCGGCGGCCCGGCCGGCGTGGTCGACCAGATCGACCGGATGATCAACGGGGATCCGGAGGACCCCGAGTACGACCCGGCGGAGATCATGACGTACATCACCGGCGAGGGCCGCAACCGTCGGCGCAAGCCGATGATCGTCTGCGACCCGGCGGGCCCCGCGGCGTCCCTGCTGCCCGACTTCCAGAAGCGCGGCATCCACGTGCGGCTGCTCACCGCCCGGGAGCTGGGGGCGGCCTGCGGCGGGCTGCAGGACGCTGTCGACGCCGGGCCCGCCCAGTGGGTGCACCTGGGGCAGGCGGAGGTCGATCTGGCGGTGGAGGGCGCCGTGCGCCGGGACATCGGTGACGGCGGGTGGGCGTTCGGGCGCCGCAAGTCCGCCGCCGCCGCCGTCGACATCTGCCCGCTGGTCACCGTGGCGCTGGCCCGGTGGGCGGTCACCGTGGCGTCGCCGCTGGTCCTGCCGCGATCCGCGCGGGGGTGAACCCGCTTCGATGTCAAGCCGGAGCGGTAAGGTCAGCGACTAGCACGTGTACACGCCAGGTGCGACGGGAGACGTGATGCAGCGGAAAGCGGTCGCCTGGGCGCTCGTTTTCTGCGGGCTCGCCACCGTCACCGCCGGTGTCTGGCTGCTGGCCGGCCGCGGGTGGGCCGCGATCACCGCCGGTGTGGCCCTGACCGCCATCGGCCTGCTGCTGGTCGACGTGGACCGCCCCGCCGAACAGGGGGCCACCGATGACGAATCTGCTGCGTAGCGTTCTGCGGCGCGGCGCCGAGCGTGCCGGCGGCGCCAACGAGACCACGACGATATCCATTCTCGACTGGGCCAAGATGTTCAATCCGGGCGGCCAGGTCAACTACAAGGGGCAGAGCTACCAGGCGTTCACCAGCGCCGCCGCATCGGCCGGGTATTCGTCGGTGGTGTTCTCGGTCGAGCGCTGGCGGGTGTCCGTCTTCAGCGAAGCCCGGTTCGCCTGGCAGCGGATGCGCGCGGGCCGCCCCATGCCGGGGGCCCTGTTCGGCACCACCGCGCTGGGCGTGCTCGAGGTGCCCTGGCGCGGGGCGTCCACCCGTGACCTGCTGGCCGTCTGCGAGATGGACGTCGCTGCTCACGGCAACAGCTACTGGGTGCTGGACGAACTGGGCTACCTGGTCCGGCTCGAGCCGACCACCGTGAAGATCATCACTGAAGCGGTGTACGACCAGGTGACCGGATTCCGGATCGGTGAGCGGCTGTCCGGCTACGCCGTGATCGTCGACCGTGAGGTCAGCATCTACGCGCCCGAGGACATCGCCCATTACAAGCCCTACCCGGCGAACAACTCCCAGTGGGTGGGGCAGGCCTGGATCAGTGCGTGCCTGGACGACGTCGCCGCCGACGCCGCCCTGACCGAGCACAAGCGGGCCGCCGTCGCCAACGGCGCCAGCCTGACCTACGTCGTCTCGCTCGACCCGACCCTGACGCCCACCCAGTTCGACAATTTCATCGCCAAGTTCAAGGAAGACCACCAGGGCCCGATGCGCGCCGGGGAGGTCACATTCCTTCAAGGCGGATCCGACATCAAGGCCGTGGGGCAGTCATTCTCCGACCTGGCAATGTCCGAGACCCAGGGCGCCGGGGAGACCCGGATCGCCGCCGCGGGCGGCGTCCACCCCGTCATCGTCGGCCTGGCCGAAGGCCTGAAGGGTGCCGCCACCAATGCCGGGGCCTACCAGTCCGCGAAGGAAAACTTCCTGGACGGCACGATGGCCCCGCTGTGGGGTGCGTTCGTCGGCGCGTTCGCCGGCCTGCTGAAGGCGCCCGGTCCGGACGTGCGGCTGTGGTACGACTCGCGGGACATCCCGTTCATGCGCAAGGACATCACCGCGCTGGCCGAGGTCATGGTCCAGAACGCTTCGGTGATCTCCGTGCTGACCACCGCCGGGTACGACCCGGACGCCATCATCGCTGCTGTCATGGCCAACGACGTGTCCGGCCTGGTCGGCGCGCACTCCGGTCTGTTCAGCGTCCAGCTGCGCCCCGCCGGCATCGAACAGGGCGCCGGCGCGGGCGGCACCGGGGCGGCGTCCGCCGGCCCGTCGGACGCCGTCGTGGCGGCCATCCAGAAGGTCTACCTGGGCGTCGGCGTGCTGCTCACGTCCGACGAGGCGCGGGCCATCGTCAACGAGGCCGGCGCCGACCTGGCGATCCCCGGGCCCGACTTCAAGCCGCCGCCGGCGCCCGTCGCCCCGGCGGCCGCCAACGGGAAGGCACCACCGAAACCGCCCGCACCGGCCGTCCCGGCCGCCAGCGCATAGGAGGCACGATGACCACCACGACTGCGCGGCCCCGGCCCGCGGCACTGATCGAGCGCACCACCACCTTCACCTTCGCCGAGCGCGCGGACGGCCCCGCCGACCAGGGGGGCGACGGCCTGACCCTGACGGGGCACGCCGCGGTGTTCGGCCAGGAAACCAAGATCGACTCTTGGGAGGGCACGTTCAGCGAGACGATCCGCAAGGGCGCTTTCGCGAAGACGCTGCGCGAGCGGACCCCGGTCCTGCAGTTCGAGCACGGTCGCCACCCGCTGATCGGATCCATCCCCATCGGCACCTTCGAGTCGCTGTCCGAGGACGACACCGGCCTGGCCGTGACCGCCCGGCTGACGGACAACTGGCTGATGCAGCCCGTCCGGGACGCCGTCGCCAGCGGGGCCATCAACGGCATGTCGTTCCGGTTCGAAGTGGTCCGGGATGCCTGGTTCGACGTCAAGGGCAAGGCGCTGTCCCGGGTCGAGGTCGACCAGCTGCTGTGGAATCCGGGCGAGCGCGGGCCGCTGCGCCGCGAGCTGGTCGAGGTCAAGGTGCCGGAGCTCGGCCCCGTCGTCTTCCCCGCCTACGCCGGCACCGACGTGTCGATGCGCGCGCTCGAGGTCGCCGACGAGATCCGCTCGACGCCGGAGACGGTCCGCCAGCTGCGCCGCGTGCTGGCCCTGGGGCTGCGGCACGAAGAGCCCGTCCCGCTCGCCGGCGAGGTCGCCCGGGCCCTGCTGTTCGACCTGCCCGACCACCGCACCGCCCAGCTCGAGCGGATCCGCGCAGCGTGGGCGGCCCGGGCCCTGACCACCGCGGAGAACACCCAGCTGACCGGTCTGCTTGCCCAGCTGGCCGCCGCTGATGCCGCCCTGGACCCGTTCTGCGACGCGCTGTGCGCCGCCGATATGGCTCTGGACGACGCCACCCAGATCATCAGTGACATGCTGGGGGTGGAGAACCCGGACCCCGAAGAGGCAGCGATGCCGGCGGGCCTGGGGGCCAACAGCAAGACCGAACCGAAGATCGACAAGGCCGCGCCGCCCACCGGGCACCCGGCACCTACCCGCGACGCGCCGCCGCCTCCGGCACCCGTCACCGCCAAGCCCACGCGCACGCAGTACATGCGTCGGGCATATCTGACCCGCGAAGGGGTCGGAGAGGTGCAGTAATGCCACCCGTCAAGAACGATCTCATCGACCCGAAGGCGTCCCGGCTGGTGCAGCTGCGCGACCGCCTCCAGGAAGTCGATCGTGACCTGCTCGAGCTCGCCGAGCTCGGCGAGCGGGCCACCCTGACCGACGACCAGGAAGAGCGTTGGGAGGATCTGACCACCGAACGTGAGGTGCTGCTGCCCGAGTACAAGAGGCTTGAGGGGCGCGCCAAGGTCACGGAGCAGATCCGGTCCAACACCTTCCGCCGGATCAACGGCCTGCCCGATTCCCCGAAGAGCAGCGGCGCGCTGTTCGGCCAGGACGTCCGCACCCTGGACTGGCGTCAGGCACGTGACGGCGCCCTGTCGATCCTGGAAGACCGGGAGTCCAGCTACCCGCTGTCGTCCGGCCAGGGCGACTACCTGGACAGCCAGATCCGTAGCGCTCGCCGGACCGAGCTGGCCCGCCGGATCATCGTCACCGAGAACGAGGGTTACCGGTCGGCGTTCTTCAAGCTGATGACCCGCAGTCAGGGCGTCGTGCTCACCGACGAAGAGCGCATTGCCATGCTGCGGTATGAGGAGTACCGGGCCGCCGCCGAGGGCACCACCACCACCGGTGGGTTCGCCATCCCGGTGTTCATCGACCCGTCCGTCATCCTCACCGACCAGGAGACGGACAACCCGTTCCTGGCGCTCGCCCGCCAGGTCGACATCAACACCAACATCTGGAAGGGCGTCAGCGCGGCCGGCGTGTCCTGGTCGTTCGACTCCGAAGGCACCGAGGTGTCGGACGACTCGATCACCATCGCGCAGCC